TGTTTTCTTCAACGCACCCACTTCCGCCGTGAGTGCGGCGATGTTGCCTTGGAGCAGGTCAAGCTCGCGTTCGCGAAGGCGGCACAGTTCCCGCTGCTCGCCTCGCCGCTCGCCGTGCTCATCAGGGCTTCGCTTCTCGCTCATGTACCACCTCCTACTCGTAGAGATGCTTGAACTTGTAGCCATAAGTGTAGGCCCACGATGGCGGCGTGAATCCGATGTAGTTCTTCCAGTCCGCATCGTCTCCGGTGGCCTCGTAGGAGAAGCCGGCCTGGGTGTCCTTGGCCAATACTTTCCAGTAACCGCCGTCAACGATGTCGCAGGACAGCGTCACAGGAAAGACGCCAACAGAGGACTCGGCCTGGACCCATGCCCACTGCGTCCACGGACCATTCGACGTAGCTCCCTTGTAGACGATGTAACGATCTGGAAAAGCGATGGCGCCACGCCTGTCAGTTGTCACCCTGTCCCACGACAGGACGTTGCCATCGATGGTAAGATCGTCTCCGACAAGAGGGTCGAACACTTGCTTGGATGGAGGAAGAATAAATCCAGGGCCAGCATAGTCGTTCGTGTTTTTCAGCGTAAGCCACATCGCCCATTTCTGCTGGGTTGAAATACTCCATGAAATCGAAGAATAGTTCTGCAGATTGGAAACGCCGAAGTCTCCATAGTCTGCAATGTCGTAGTCATTCGCTATCAAGTAATTGCGAAAGGCCAGTGGGAAGTTGTCAAGGCAAGCCGTGTAGTCAAGGCATGGGACGAAGGAGTCACTGTGCCATGAACATGGATCTCCCCCAGCCCCCTCCTCGTATGGGAAACAGCCTCCAAACGAATGCAGTTCACATAGACTGAAGCCACACCATGAAATGTCTGTGAAGTAGTTGTCATGCTCTCCGACGCCAGGCGGAGGATTGTAGCCTTGGTAAAGATCCCAGTCTGTTGCTCCAGTCCAAGCATGGCAGAGCTCATGAGCAAGCACGTCTTTCGTCGTTCCTGTGAAGTGCCCAACGCCTTTCCAAGCATCGATGAAGACAGCGTCCGCAGTAGAAATGCCGATAACCGAACCAGGGATTGGAGACGAAATGACCTGGAGGTTTTTCGTTGTCCGCAACGCCGCCATGTCGTAGACGAGGTTCGGCGCAAGGGTGTGGCCAGTCAAGTTTTTGATGAGGACAACGCCGTCACCATTTACACTCTTGTCCATGTAGAATCTGATCGGCATGCCGTTCTGCACGGCGAAGACCGTGTTGAGGTAGGTGACAACGTCTCCTGCGATTGCCTCGTCAATCTGAAGGCTGTTGCTCCCTGCCCACACGGTTCCAGCCGGAGTCAACCCAATTTTCACAACAACAGGGACTTCGAAATAGGTTGCATCGTCAGGCCATGTATGCGACTCTGAATAAATGACAGCTGCGGTAGGATCAGGCTGCTGCCACTGCGACATTGGATACACAGCATGAGGATCTGCCACCAATTCCGACAGCGTTACAAGGAAGACCAGCAGAGTGAGCCATTTCATCATTCCCCCCATGGAACTGGAACCATTGTCTTTACAAGCGAGTCAATCAAGTCCTGCCCAGACAGGGCGCTGTTGTATATCCTGATTTCCTGGATCGCAATACCAAATTTGTTGACTGCGAGGGGAAACTGGTGGATTATCCTCGGAGCAAGGTTGAATGGGAAAATAGGAGACAAGTCATCCACCACGGCGGTATGCAATTTATATGTATTGCCATTATGGACCAGCGTGATTGCTGTTGCAGACCTATCGATGATCAACGCCGTCTTTCCTTCCCATGGATCTTGGCCGTATGGGAATGCCACAGACCCAGAGTCGAAATCAGGGTGTGAGCATGTTGCCTCGTAATAATAGTCACCACAGCAAATAGCGACTTGAAACGACCATGCTGTGAATGTGATGATGATGTAGTTCTTGCTCATCGTATCGCCCAGGGCGAAAATTATCTTTGGTGGCCACTGGACAGCAGAGTCCACCATGTAAAATAGGGTGATTGTCAAATCCTGATTGCAATCAACACCATCCTCTGAGATGGATGCAGACCAGTCCTGATCAGCCCCACTCTTTCCGCAGACAAGCCAACCAGCTCCTTCAACGAGCTTGGAAGGAGCTGTTCTTCGCAGTTGGATGTCGCATCCACCCTTCAGATCCTGAAAGACGTCTCCTGGCCTGGCCAGTCCGGCGTACCAGTGATGGATGAGCCCTGTCTGCAAGAAGACATCAGGCCCATCGTAGATCTGTCGTGCCGGCTTCGGAGGCCGGAAGACTTGTGGAAGGCCACTCAGCATCAGTATCCCAGCATCACGTCTGGAGTCGCCGGAGCCGCATTGAGCGACCCGCCAACAGAGGTCTGCACCGTCGTGGCAGGAATGTAATGCGGAACGCCAGCGGCAAGATAGAGTAGCGTGCCAGTCGTATCCTGCTCCGTGAACACCGTGTAGTAGGCCGTAACCGCGACATAGACCACCGTGCAGGGCGGATTGGTCTCGTCACAAACGTCGGCCGTGATCAGGAAGGTTTTCGGCCCAGACCTCGTCCGGCCAGACCTGACGTCCTGCGTTCCGAGGGCGCCACCTTTCAGTGTCATGATTCACTCCTTAGGTTTCTGCACCGTCGTGGTCCGCGATGAGATCGCGGGTTTCAAGCATAGCCCAATCCTCATACGAATAGGTCACAGTATAGGTGCTCGCCCCAAATCTGAACTCAAAATCGACCTCGATGTTCGAGATCACATCTCCTTCATAGAACGTCGTCTCGTCCTGATCTGCCTTAAGGACAGCTGGAGTGAAGAAGTACCCATAACATGGAACGTCTCCTGAGGCCTCGGGAAAGATTGTGACATGGTCCACGTAGAAATCCTCAGGGTCAGAAATCGTTACACCCTTGTCGAACGCATGCCCAGCTTCAGTTCCAACAAAGCGGTAACGGATCTCCGTGCAGGTTCCGGATCCTCGCAGATAGGTCGTTGACCCAACATGATTCGTTCCGCCAGCATGATTCATCCCGATCGGAAAGAAGGCAAGTCCGATCAGGTTGGCACCCTGCTGCTCGATGTCCGATGAAATAGGAAGCATGGTCTCGTTATCGAACACCAGGTAGAAAAGATCTGAGAACCGCTCCAAAGGGCGTGGAGAAATAGAAGGAAGACGACCAGGGAAGATGGATGGGTCAAGCTCCATTGGGAGAACCTCGCCACTCCCCCAACGTGTGGCCCATCCGAAAGGCACCAACTTGTCCTCGAAGGCGCTGCGCATGTCTTCGGTTGGGTTTAGATGCGCCGTTCCGTCTCCATCATCCAGGATCGCATCCGCAGTTCCCATGGTGGTATCTGTGAGCGTTCCGCCATCAAGCATAGCCTTGGTGGCCACGATGCGATCGATCCATGGCGTTACGTCTCCAGAGCCAGTCCAGCTGGTGAAGATGGCGCTGACTTTTTTCATCAGCCACCAGGCACGGCGCATCTCCTTCGATCGCTTGCCGAAGATCAGGCTCTTCTTGCGCGGATTGAGGAAGGGCAGCCGTGGAAACAAGCGCTTGTGCCACCCAATGGCGCCGGCGCTTGTCGTTTCGGTCACACTGATTGCGCCCATGAGAATCTCCTTGTTGGGACCAGGGCCTCGGGGGCTGCTGCCGGCTTTCCTGCCAACAGAGCCCCCGAGGCTGCGCCCCAGAGGTTAGACGAGCTTGATGATGGCGTGACGGTGGTCGTTGCGGCACTCGAAGCCGGTCTCGGTCAGGTAGTAGTCCACCCGGCCGTCGATCTCCTTGCCGCCGACATCCTGGAAGAGCTTCGTGTCACGGGAGCCCAGGGGACGCAGCTCCATCTGGCTGAAGTCCAGCCACAGGGCATAGTCCTCGTAGGGGCCGCGCAGCACGTCGCGGTGAATGGTGAAGCGGATGTCCCCATCCGGCATGCGCAGGGTGTTGAACCGCACGCCGAAGACACTCTCGGACGGGCCGATGGTCATCTGGGCGTTGTCGGTCTGCATGGCCAGCTTGTGGATGATGGTGTTCATCTTCGGAGAGATCAGCAGCCCTCCGTTGGCGACATCGCTGTCCTCCAGGATGGCCTGCATGATGTCGTAGAAGTTGAACAGGTTGTCCTGCGGATCCACTTCGGAGTCCCAGTTCCACTGGTAGTCCGTGTTGTAGGAGCCGTTCTTCAGGTGGATCAGGGGCTCGGCACCGGCCGATGGCGTCGTCGCACCCAGGCCCAGGCCAGCAAAGGTCGTCAGCGTTGTGTTCTTCCCACTGGCGCCGGCATTGACCATCAGGGCACGCTCGATGGCCAGCTTGTGCTCGGCCGCCTTGCGGGCCGCCTTGCGCGTGTACTCGGTCTCGCCGCCGTACAGCTGGACTTCCATGGCCGTGCCGGTGATGGAAAAGCTGGTCTTGAAGATCTGCGTGATGTTCTCGCGGAACCGCACGCGCTTGACCGACTCACCGCCGAGGCCGGAGCCCTGGGTCCACCCGGACGCCTGGGCGCTTGGCGCCATGGTCTCGAAGTTGTACCAGGCCGTGGCGTCGTAGCCAGTCCAGCCGCTCGGATCGCAATCCGTCGTCTCGTTCCCCTGGGTCGGGTCGATGATGCAGAACACCTCGTTCTTGCTGTTGATGATGGCCTGCGGGTTGGTGTAGGTGTCCTTCAGCTCCGGATAGCCCACCGCCAAGGCGTCCAGATCGAACTTGATCTCGGTCGTCTGGGCATCGTAGAAATTGGGCGACAGGACGAAGGCGTACCGGGTCACACCGGTACCGTCCGCATTGTGGATGGCCACCTTGAACAGGTTGTTCTGGAAGCCGCTGGCACCCTGCGCCGTACCGGCCGGATCGAGCAGCACGCCGGCATTCGCGCCCTTGGCGCCGTCGCACTTGATGTAGCCAGACTGCTCGAACGCCTGGCGCTCGATGGCGCGGGACAGGGTCAGCTTGAGCAGATAGTACTTGGCAGCCCCAGCCCCATCGACATGGCCCAGATCCAGGATCTTGGCTTTGCCGGCCGCCAGGCGAAGGTACTCGTCCTCCATCCACTGGTAGAGACCCGTCTTGCACGGGTTCTTGCCCAGGGCATTGAGGATGGTCAAGAGCGGCGTCTGGGCCGGGTTGATGTAGAAGATCTGGTCCTTCATGTCGATGACGCGCTGATCCGGATGCGTCACGAGCGAGGACTGATTGAGAGGCAGCGGATAGCCGCCAACGGTCGTGGACATGGTATTCTCCTGCTTTGGTCAGCAGGGGCTACCGCCTGGTGTCCTGGCCAAACAGCTGGCTGAAGGAGCGCCTCCCCGTCTGGGCAATCTGGGCTCCTTGATCCTGGGCGTTTGGAGGCGTCTGTCGGTATCCCCCGAGTGACGTCACCGTGCGTGGGATCGCAGGAGGAGCCTGGACCGGCGCCGGCTGGTAGGCAGGCTGGGCCTGCTGCGCCGGCTGTGGTCCCGTGGCCTGGCCGAGCCGGATCTGGCGTGCCAGCAGGAGCATCTGATCCTCAGGGAGCTGGCCAAGCTGCTGGGCATAGGCCAAGTCAGCCTGGAGATCCTGTTGGGTCAACCCCATCTGCTGGTACTGCTGGGCGAGGCCCATGCCGGTCAGCTGCTGACTCACCTGCTGCTGCAGGGGCTGCACGCGCTGATCGACCATGGCCTGCACGCCAGCCGCCAGGCGTTCCGGATCCACCTTCTGGTTTCCCATGTCATCGGTGACGATGGCTTGCTTCACAACGTCAGGCACCCCGCTGGCCTGGCCCCTTTCAAGCGCTTCGGTCAGCATATCGTAGAGGGCTGGGTTGGCATCCAGCACCGCCTTGACGCTCATGGCCTCGGCCGCTTCGTTGCGGGTTCGGTCGGCAAGGGACTGAAAATGTGCCGCATGACGCTCCAAGTCTTGCAGGGATTGATACCGCCCGGCCAGAGCGTACCCTTCCGGGATCACAATGTCCGGGAGAGGGGGCTGCTGGTGTTGGGGCTGGACAAACTGCGGACTGGCTGCCACCCCTGGCACTTGGGGCTGGTAGCCTGGATTGATGCCGGCAAACGCCGGCTGGGCCTGAGGTGCGGTCTGTGCCGTCTCAGGTTGCGCGGGCTGAAAGAATCCGGTCAGATCGCCTTCAGCATCCCATTCACGCGGTTCGGACATTGGTCCTCCTTTGAGTGCCGATCAATCGGGTCACTCGGGTTGTGATTGCGGAGCCTGCTGCTGCAGGGTCTCCAAGACGCCCATCCGGGTCGCGGATTCCGCTTCCTGCTGGGCCATCGAATCTTCGCGTTGCGACAGTGCGACTTCGCGCTGGAGATGGCCAAGCATCCGCTGGGCTTCCATTGCCCCGGCGTTCGCCTTCACGGCCGCAATCTCACGAATTGCTTTCAATCGTTCACGCACTTCCACAACAGTCGAATTGATTTCTTCCGTCGCCTTGACCTTGGCCAGTTCCCTCTGCAGAGCCTGGACCATCTGCTCCATGTTCGACAGCTGACCGCCCATCTGCTCCACGCTCTGCTGGAGCTGCTGGTTCTGCTGGGCCATCTGCGCCATGATGCTCTTGCGCTCGATGATCTCGCTGGACTCCGGGTCGTCCACGTACTTCAGGACGGCGATGTCGTCGTAGATCCCTTCGCGCTTCATCTCGAGCGCCTTCTGCAGCTTGGCTTCCCGATTCGACGGTAGCGTGGACCCGCCTTTGCAGATCACCGTCCACTCGCCCATGGAGATGTCGTTCCAGATCCGCTCACCATCGTTGGCATTGACGAGCAGCTGGGCCTCGCGACCATCAGGCCCAACCAGGCGAAGCACCTCTTCCTCACGCATGGTCATCTGCGACAGGTTGAGAACCACCTGGCCAAGCTGGGAAAGGGAATCGTCCATCTGCCGCTGCTTGAGAGCCGGCCGGCGGGCGCCGTACTCGTCAAGGGCCAACAGAGCCCCGAGATGGTTGGGGGCAGCCTTTGGATCCCCCTGCTGGATGCCCCAGATGCCGGAGATGTCCTGCAGATCCTTGTCGCTCTGGGCTTCCAGATAGTGCAGGACTTCGGGCATGGGAAGCGGGAAGACGGGTTCAGGCTTCTCGTAGCCCTTGCGCCAATAGAGGATGGCGCCTGGCACGGAGGCCTTGTTCTCGAACTCGTTGGGCGGAGTGGACCCTTCCTGCAGGATCCACTTGCTGTTGGACGACGTCGTCGCGTTGTGGATGATGAGGGACCGGCGCTTGTTGCGCTCCATGGACAGTCCCTTGAAGTTCTCCACTTCGCCTTCGGACATCGGGTTGTCCATGTGGTTGTCGAAGAAGGGGACCAGCGGGCACACATCCATGGGCCAGACAAGATCCTCCATCACGATGCCTGTGTTGGTGATCGAGTTGGTTTGGCGGATGAAGATGTCCACCTGGGGCTCGAAAATGAAGGCGCCTGGCTCCTGCACGTCCGACATGAACTTGCTGAAGTCGGACTCGAGAACCGTGTGGACTTTTCCGCTGGCCCTTTCCGTGACCCTGTAGGTCGTGACCATGGTGCGCGAATAGCGCTCCAGGGCCTGCACCAGATCCTCGCGGATCATGACGTCTTCCCGGCGCCACGGGTCTCCGCTGGCTGTGACCAACCCGGTCGTCGATCCTGCGGAAAGCGGGGTCTGGTAGTTGAAGGAGTTGGTGAAGACCGGCCGTTGGGCTGTCGGAGCCAGCTTGATGTCCTGAGCCCACTCCGGGTAGAGCCGACTGAGTTCCCGCTTGGTGACGATCTTGCGGATGTAGATGGCCGATGCGTCTTCGCAAAGCATGCCTTGGGATGCCGGATCCGCATAGACATCCATGGTTGGGATGCGGCGGATCTTGGGCTTGCGCGTTCGTGGATCGATGTAGACCTGCATCCACCCCACGCCGGCCACCAGCATGTCCAGGACGCAGCGTGTCAGGTGGCTGTTCCCATTGGAACGATCCCAGATCCAACGGCCCACCTGGTTGTGGATGGAGGCCAGTTCCAGGTGGGCTCTGCTGTGGGGAAGATAGATGTAGGCTGGACGTTCCGCCGTCAGATAGGCCAGCATGCTCTGGATGGCAGGGTAGACCTTGTTGATGACGAGGGGGAACTGCCCACGGGCGAGAAGATCGGCCGCTTGGGCGTAGTGCCACTGCCGGCCCATGTAGAAATCGAAGGACTCGGCCATCTTGATCTTGTGGCTCGAGTGCGCAGCCTCGAATTCACGGAACTCAGTGTCGATGTCGCCGACACTCAGTTCCGGAACCAGGGCACGAAGATCCGCTTGTGTCGCCATGGTCTACCTCATGCCGCCCACCACCGGACAGGTTTCGCCTTCGACGCCTCAGTATAGGGTGATCCGTCGACAAATGAAACACGCAAGGCGGGGCTTGAAACTTGTCCTGCGATGTAAAGCCCATCCAGTCCGTCGTCATCGTTTTCCTGTGCTTCCGGATTGTAGGCTTCCGCCTGGTGAAGCAAGCGCAAATCGTCCGGATGATCCTGGCGGAAACGAATGGCCCCCGTCTTGAAGCGAGGCTCCATGCTCATGATGCGGGAAGACTTGCGCTCACCTCGGGTTGGGACCGGTTGCATGGCCGGGAACAGGCCCTTGACCAGGGAGCGCTCGTGAACAAGATCCATGATGGCAGTCTGAAATCCGACGTCTTCCACCCCGAACATGAGTGGGCGGTACAGCTGCTGGATGGTGAAGACCTGTTCGACGGTGTCGTTGACGCCGATTTGGCTGAGGGCCGTGTTGAGGATGTACCAGACGTTGTCCGGATCCACGCCAATGGTGATGAGCGCGGTGTTGTGGGACGATTGCTTTCCCAGGGCCGGGTCGATCCCGGTGTAGACGGCAAGCGGGACTGGATCGCCACGCTCGTTGAGAAGAAAGAACCCACCCCATTTCCGCACCACTCTGTTGGGATTGTAGAACACGCCACGGCCATCTTCCAGCAAACGAACGCCTTCCGGATTCCGTGGGCGGTTGAAATACTCGCGATAGAAGACATCGAGTTCGCCCATGGCCTTGGCGTTCTCGCGGATGGCATTGATCTTGGCCATGGGGAACTTGCGAGGCCAGATCGGCTTGTTGTTGTGGTCCAGAATGGCGTAATGGCGGACCTTCCAACCTGGGAGTTGGTCAACAGAAGCCAGGAACGCCTTTTCATGGACCACGGTGCCGGCCATGACGACCTGGTATTCGTCGGCCATGGACGGCAAGAGCGCTCCAGCGATCCATCGTCGCACTTTGGCCCTGAGCTGCTCCGTTTCGGTGTTGTGCTCGGACTCGAAATCGTCGACGACGGCCAAATCAGGACGGAAAGGCCCCCATTTGAGGCCGCGAATGCGCTGTCCTGTGCCTTTTGCGAGCAGCTTGATGCCGTTAAGCAGCTCAATCTCTGTTTCAGACCACTTGTTTGGGTTCTTGAGGCTCCCAAAGAAGTAGATGAAGCGCTCATGACTCTCAATGACGTCCTTGATGTTCTCCAAATTGAGTGAAGCCTGTCCTTCCGTGTCGGAAATCATGAGTCCGAAGCGGAATTTGCGGAATGCGATCTTGTAGAGGATGTGCCCGAGGCTTAGAAGTGTGGTCTTTCCGTGCTTTCGAGGGCATTTGAAAGCGCAAAGCGGATGTCCGGACTCCACATCCGTAAGCATTTCGCGGTGGAAGGGCTGAAGCTCATCTGGGAAGTGCTCAGGAAGGACATTTCGGAGAAAATACTCCTCATCCGACGCCATCCTCTTCAGCATTTCCTCTTTCGTCAGTGGCATCAATCACCTCTTTTCCTTCTTCAAGAGCACGATTCCCAGTCATGACCTCATGGAATGGCACAAATGGGCCACCCCCACCAAGATACCCACCAGGAAACATGCCGCCTGGCGGCAAAGCACGCTGGCTTGGGAGCATGTTGTGCATCTTGAGCGCCGTTTTGAGCATGTCACTCTTGACCGTTGGCGTTCCGCGTTCAATCTGGTTCTTCAGCTGGGACAAAAGATACTCTTTCGTCAGGCCAGCACAATCCATCAGGTCTTGCGTGCTACTCATGGCTCACCACGAAATGACCCAGGCAGCTCCATCGGCCCCCTGGCCGCCTTCGCCACCAGGCCTCCCACCGGCATCTCCAGTGCCGCCGCCTCCGCCACCGCCGCCTGGCCACCCACCGGCTCCGCCTGCAGCGCCATTCTGTCCAGCGCCATTGTTGGAAGACCCGCCTCCTCCTCCGCCCGCTCCGCCGGCATAGTAGGCTCCGTTTGGCCCAGCAGTTCCTGCAGTTGGCGGATTCCCATTGGCTCCCGCTGCTCCGCCGCCGCCGGCGACAGATCTGTTGACGCCTCCGCCGGCTGTTGGAGCCACGCCTGCAGGAGTAACCGTGAGTCCACCTCCAGCCCCGCCACC